CAAATGGAACATATGTACTAAGAGAAAAAAGAAAAGCAGACAACAAAACAAAAGCAGAAGCCAGGAGGTTATGGCATGAACGTCAAAATAAGCAAATTCGATAGAATCGGCATCAAACTAAAAAGGTTGTTAGGATGGAAAATAAAAGACCTCGCTACAAGATACAACGTAACGACAAGGACAATATATCGTGCGTTGAAAAAATAATAAAACATCAAGAAAATCTGTTCAATCTAACATTTAAAAATGGCAAATGGATAAGGAGATATAAAAATGGACTTAAAAAAAATAAAAAAGTCAACAAAGAAAACAACTCTAGTAAACCTATCATCAGAACAAAGAGACGCAGGTAGAACGCTTTCAAAACCAAAAACATCAACAGTAGATAGACGTACAAAAGCTATTAAAAAAGCTGCTAATGGATGTTGGTGGATAGAAACGTATTTGAATGGCGTATATACTTGGAGAGCTAAAGAACAAATGAATGGAGTAGATGATGAGTAAATTCTACGATATTGATTTGCCTTTCGGAATAAAATATGAGGGTACATTATCAGAATTATTGACAGCAGATACAAACAGGTTAATTGAAGTCAAAACAGAACGTGATAAATGGAAAGAGACGGGCAATATATTTGTAGAATTTGTATGGCGTGGGACCTTGAGTGGCATAACGACTACCAAGGCTGATTGGTGGGCAACGATACTAACCCTAGAGGAGGAAATACAAGGGATAATATTGTTGCCTACTAATATAATGAAAGCCAAAGTTAAAAAATTAATAAACGAAGGGATAGCTAGTTATCCAGTAAAAGGTGGTGATGATAATGCCAGTGAAGGTGCGTTAGTGCCTATAAAGGAGTTAATGAACTATGAAGGATAAAATAGAACTGTATAAAGAAAGCTTGGATATTAGAAGACATGAATCAGGAGATAGGTGGTATGCACCAGTTGGTTCTTACAATTGGAAGCCTTCAGTTACTACTATTATAGGTGGTACGTTAAATAAAGGTAAAGGTTTTGAGCAATGGTTAGGTAATCATCCCAGCTACAAAATTGCGTGTGAAGAACGTGATAAAGCAGCAGATAGAGGAACGCTTGTTCATGACCTTGCAGAAAAGTATATGCATGGTGAATCTGTTGAAGCAGAAGATGAAGAAATATGTAAACATCTTATGTCGTTTGAAAAATTCTGGAGAGATAATGAAATACAAATGATTGACACAGAATTGTTTATGTGGCACAAAGATGTACCGTGGGCAGGTACTTGTGATATAATAGCTAAAATGAATGGTAAATATGCTATTATAGACATTAAAACAGGAGGCTATTATAAGTCTCATGAAATACAGCTAAATATGTATGCAGAACTGTTATCTAAAATAACAGGAGAAGAAATAGGTATATTAGCAGGATTATACACCAAAGGTAAATGGATAAAAGAACCTAACTATCAATTAAAAAAGTTTAAGTTTAACTTAGATATAGCTATGTCTGTTGATAGTGTATGGAGATTCTTAAATGGTGGCAATCCAAAACCAAAAATAAAAGCAAAACTAAAAACTACATTTCAGATAGGAGGTAAAGATGAGTATGAGTTTTTATAGAGATAAAATACAAAAGCTACAACAAATAATAGATAACAAAGATGAAGAAATAAAACGACTAACTAATGAACTATTTCTTTGCCAAGAAACAAAGCAAGCAGAATCTGTTGCAATAACAAAAGGCAATTCAACACGAACACCACGAGTTGAGTTTGAAAACAGTAACGTAGCTACAATATTAAAAGGTCGATTAAAAGCTATGGCAATGTATACGGAGAAAAGAGATGAGTAATGCAAAATACAAAAACATTGGTAAAAAACAAATAATCAATGTTATCAATCAAACAATACAAAAAGTTGAAGCAACAGAAATGACAATTAATCTATTGCTTATGAAGTTAGACGAAGATAAAATACTATCACAAGAATCATTTCATGCATTTATGAAAGAAAAGTTAGGAGGTCTTGATGAAACACAAGGAAATGAAGAATCTGATGGAAAAGAAGATTCTACCGCAGATAACAAAGACTCGTGATTCAGGCCAAAAAGAATACGCTCATGATGAAGATAATGTATTTGCTAACTTCGAAAGAGTAGCAGAATCGTGCAATATATCCAGAGAACAAGCTCTCTGGGTATATGCATCAAAACACTTTGATGGAATATCTGCTTATGTTAAAGGATATAAAAGTCAAAGAGAAGATGTACGTGGTAGATTGACAGACCTTACAGTATACTTATGGTTGTTGTGGGGTATGATAGAAGAATCAGAAAGTAAGTCCTGACCCAGGTGTTGGGACTTTTCTTTCTTCACCTTCCCTTAATTCTTTAGACGCTCTACTTAATCCTATTAATGGTATGCCTGTCCACTTATCTACAAGTGACATTGGGTTTTCTATTAAATTATTCTTAGCAACAAAATCTCTAGATATTCTTCCAAATGGATACATAGTGTGTACGTAGTAGTTAGCTACTCGTTCCCAATCATCTTCTAATACAGCTCTCATAGATGCCATTGGCAGTCGTGCTATTGGTGGAGTAATTAGCTGTAATGGTGCAATTGGCTGTGGCCATTGTCCGAAGAATGCTCTTTTCTTATCTTTTTCATCACCAAACAACCATTCACTAGTATCCTGCATCCAGTTCCATGGCGATGGCATTGCAGTATCAAATAATGAATATGCAAAAGCATTACCTAATGAAAATACAAATAAGTCTAATTGCATTATTCTTGCTACACGTTCTGCTTCTTTGCCTTTAAAGCCATACAACCTAGCTTGTCTTAATGCTTCTCTTCTAAAACGTATAGCATTCCAGCCCCAAAGCTGAAAACGTGTCATTACTTTACCTAGTGCTGTTCTGGCAAACATAGGTCTAAATGGAGCAGAATATAAAAACTGAGTAGATTTAACTCCTTTCTTAGCTAAATCTATTAATATAGGGTGGTCAAACTCTCTAATAGCACCATTAAATTTTTTATACCAAAATAAATAATGTGCCATAAATGCATCTCTTCTTAATGCTCTTTCTGGTACAGACATAAATTTAGCTGCTAATTCTGTAACGGGTCTTGTGATACCTTTTTCTTTACCTAAATCTAAAACAGATTCACTAGATAAATTAGGGTCACGTTTAAGTTTACGTGCAACAAGTTCAATAAATTCTTTATTACGAGATGATTGATATTCTGTTGCTAAACCATATTCTTCAAGTAATTGTTCAGGTAGTACGCCTTGTTTAATTACAAACGCTTCTCTAGCTTCTTTAGATGCAAACTTATCACTGAGTGCAGCCATATACTTATTGTTTCTAGCATCCATCCAAGTCTTCATACCAACAGATTGTACAGTATGCATAGTACCACCAAAAATATTAGCAACAACAGACTTAGGGTGTGCTAATAACGATGCTAATTCAAACTTAGCTTCTAGGTTACTCCAGTTACGTACATCATTTAAATCTAAACCTCTAAGTTCTTCAGGTAATTCTTTCTTAATTAATCCTAATTTGTCGCCTATTTTATTTAGTCTATCCTTAACTCTATTATCAGCCCACCATCCATAAGGTGTACCTTTTATTTTCATATTAGGATTCTCATAAACATACTCAGGGACCACATCAGGGTTGCCTATAGCACCTTGCACATAAAGCTTTAAAAATGTAGACCACGATTCTTTAATATTCTCTGGTACTTTTCTATCAAACATTGACTGTTCAAACTTAGATATAGTATCTCTTGCAAGTATTTGAGCCCATTGTTTGTAGTATGTATTGTTTAAACTTTTACCATAGCCTGTAGGAACCTGTATGTCTAATGAATATCCAGGTATATGACCCTCTCTACTAAGTTGAGAGCCAGTTTTCTTTATATCTTGCAACCAACTTATACGCTCTTCTTTTTTCTGTTTACGCTTGCCTATGTTTTCTAAACTTTTATTAAATCCTTCCCAAGTATTAATAGCTTCAAACATATAATCACCAGTCAATGCATGGTGTCTGTATGTTAATTTAGTTATTAACTTATCTTGCTCTTTAACATCTAAACTGCTTTTGCGTATATATTTTACATATTCCTTAAGTGCGTTGAGTGCAGTCTTTTTACTAAAATGATTGTGCGGAAAATACATTTCTTCTGATATTCTACCAGTTCTAGATGGAAATGTTTCATACATTTCTTTTAGTTCTTTTTTGTTTAACTTTTTAGTATTAGTAGCTATTTCATATTTCATTGACCTAGCTATAGTATTTATACCATCAATACCAAATTCTGTTGGTATCTTTTTGTTTTTAGCTACAGCTCTATTAAAATCGTTTACAAGTTTTTCAAAGTTAATAATTGGATTCTGTTTAGTTTTAGGGTCGTAGAATCCTTTAACGTAACCACTATTTTTAGGACCAGATGTAAATCCAGGAACACCAAATTCTATGGCTTTTTGTAATGCATATAATGGTTGACCATCTGCAGTTGTTCCTATCACTTTTAAATTACCAGAAGCATCTTTAGGAACATTACCCTGTGCAATCTCTAGTTCTTTTTTATAATACGCTGTTTCTTTATTGTTAATAATATCAACAATTTCAGAACCTTTTAACTTTTGCAGTTTTTTATCTATTTCAACAGTATACACTTTATCTTTTAAATCAGATTCGTATTTATGTTTTTTAGTAATTTCATTATAAGCATCTGTATATGTTTTGGCGTGGAACATGGCAAGAGGCTTATCTTTTTTACTTACATCTGTTAAAATCTTTTCTGCCATAGGAAGTTCTCGTTTAACCATAGCTACTTCCCATAATTGTCTTCCTTCAGGTATAGCATCTAAAAACGTATATTCTTTTACTCGTTCTAAAGATAGCTGTTCATTTGCTGCATCTGCTGCATCTAACACGCTTTTAATTCTATATTGAGTAATGTCCATGTACTGAGTAGGCAATATAGACTTACCAGTCTTCATACCTTCTGCTGTCATAAATATACCTTTCTTTTGCATTAGAACTATTTCATCTCGCATTAATTCTTTATTAATAGTTTCAGGAAACTGTAAATATGTACGCTGTGATACTTTACTAATATCTTCACCTTTTAATCGTTGCCAAAAAGTACCAGTCTTAGTATCTCTAAGCCAATTGCGAAGTACCATCCAGTCCTGTTTATTAAATATATTTATATCTTTGCCTACAACTTCACGTGCAATAAATCCAATGTTTTGTACTACTTTATTGTTTTCTGTTTTTAAGTCCATTACAATGTCATCAATATAGCCTTTAGTTTCAGCATCTAGTTTAGTTTTACCTTTAGCTTCTTTAACGCCTTCCCATCCAGTAGTAAATACTTCTGTTAATTTAGCATCAGATTCTTCAGGCCACCCTTTTTCAATGCTTTCTTTTTTAGTAGGCTCTTCTAATAGTATAGTTCCTTCTCTTCGTATTTGTTCTGGTGCACGATGAGTAGATACTTCGTTGTATGTATTGTTTATTTCACCTAAAAACTTTCCAATAGAATTGGTTTCCATAGCTTCGCTGTTGTATCCCAG